GCGGTGTTGACGGAAACGAACACGATGCCGGAAACCAACTTCACGATTGTCCAGGGAACCCTGACGATCACTGAATACGGTAACTCGGTTCCCTACTCGGGCAAGCTGGACAACCTGTCCAAGTTCCCCGTGATCGAACTGATTCAGAAGGTTCTGAAGAACGACGCAGTCAAGACTTTTGACCGCGCCGCCTGGTCCCAGATGAACCAGACGCTGCTGCGTGTGTACCCCTCGGGCGGTTCTTCGTCCACGGGTGCCGTAACGCTCTCCACTACCGGCACGGTAGGCGGCGCTAACAATGACTTCTTCTCCAACAGCTATGCCAAGAGCATTGTTGATACGATGAAGGAACGTAACATTCCCGCCTATATCGGGGATGATTACTACGCCATTGCGTGGCCGACGACCCTGCGGACGTTCAAGAACAACCTGGAAACCATCCACCAGTACTCGGACACGGGTTTCAAGCTGATCATGAACGGCGAGATCGGGCGTTATGAGAACGTGCGGTATATCGAGCAGACCAACGTTGCCAAGGGAACGGGTACTGACGGTATTACGCAGACCACGTGGAGTAACGGTAAATCGGACTGGATTTTCTTCTTTGGCAATGACACGGTGGCCGAGGCGCTTGCGGTGCCGGAGGAAATGCGCGGGAAGATCCCGACTGATTATGGGCGTTCCAAGGGTGTTGCGTGGTACTACTTGGGCGGTTTCGGCATTGTCCACACACTAGCGGCTAACGTGCGCATAGTGAAGTGGGACTCCACGACCTAATAGGAGACTAAAATGCCTTTTCAATCGCAAAAGAACGCAGCCTACGACAACGCGGTATCGCTTGCGCGTTTTGCAGTAAACCTGACGAAGACCACTGCCGGTTCGGGTGGAACTTCTGATATTTACTTCGCACGCGGCAACGAGATCCTGTGGAGTATCGGGGCGCGGCAGATTGTTGCGGGAACCTCTACCTACACCACTACCACCACCGTACTCGCTAGCGGTGCGATCTCTACCACTACCAACACGTACACGGCAGCGACGCTGATCCAGCCGTACCGGGTAAATGTGACCGGCACGACCACGACCACGACGACTTTCCAGACGTTTGCGGTAGCTGCTGCCAACACCACCAATGGCACCGAAGCTCGCCAGAACTACACCAATGCGGCGAACGTCAACGCTGGCGGCGGTGTGCTGTTGTCGTTGGGTGACCAGGTGTACGTGACCAACGGGACTGATGCCACTGCCGTTACCGTGCCGGTGCTTGAGATGAGCATCGCGCCGCTGGCTAACTTCACGGCATAAGGAGCAGATCATGGAAGTCAAGCAGCAAAAAGGCACCACCCACCGTACCGGGAGCAGTCTTACGGCTCACGCCGTAAGTGCCAATTCCCGCACCAACGATGGCCAGATGATCCCCTTGGGGAAACAGGAGGCCATGAACGAGGGCAAACTGGACCGGAATACACCGTACTCCAATACCCAGAGGTTTGAGCGGTATGGACACGGCAATGCTCCGCAATCCGGCGCTATCGAAGGGATGCATTCGTGGCGTCCCAACGAGAACCTGGACGATCCCGGTCTTGATGCCAGCGGCGGGTGTTTTTACAAGTTCGGCACCCCATACGGTGAGGCGGCTATGTTTAACCAGCTTCCTCCGGGGCCGGATATCAATGACCAAGCCTACGCGCTGATCAACGAAATGCCGCTCGTGTTGTATACGGGTGGTGTTACGTACAAGTCAGACACGCCGTGGCCCGTTCGGGATGTCCCGGAATAAGTTTGTTGTAGCCTCCGTTTCCCCCACCCTTCGGGGTGGGGGTTTTTAGGGGAAGGAAGATGCAAAGAACGTCGATGTTCAAGCGATCCGAGGACATGAAGCACCCGTACCTGTCCAAGAAGGGCCGCCACCAGCCGCAGCAGTCACAAGACCCGCACGGCACCCGCAAGGCAGATCAAATGGTTGAGAAAGCCCACAACCACAACGACAAGGGCTTGGGAAAGGTCCGTCATGGCAAAGCGTAGCCTCCAGGATAAGTTCCAAACGTCCTATCCGTATCACGAAGAGGACGACGAAAAGCAGCATTGGGAGTGGGCCAAGCAGGGGGCGCTTCGTGCCAGGCCTGTTGATGGCGGAATTGCGGACGAGATTGCATTTTCTAATCTTGCCAAATACAAGCCGTTTCAGAACATCAAGAAGCGCCCTGCAAGCGTGCGTCTTAATGCCGACGTTTCCTCTGCCGCCGGTAACGATCCGCAGCAGGCCACGGATATTACCGAATGGGTGATGAAGGAGAACAACGCTCTGGGGAAAGTCTCCACCATGAGCGAGACCGACGTTACCGATGCCGTCTCCAGCCGTGCGCTGCTAAACGGGTTCACTTATCACGAGCTTGACGGCGCGGATGACCAGTACACCGGCGAGGGGATGGATCACTTCTACGGCGAGGCGCAGGGGCCGGATGACGGTGGAAACGAAGTCGTGGGGTTTGTCGAACGCAATAATTATTTAGATAGGCTCGTCATCGCATCCATTTCTATGATACCGTTACTCTCTCTGATACATGAGGGAGTGTTGTCATGGAGTTCGATCTCGTAAGCAGGGTTTGTTCTGTAGATGGTTGCGGCGGTAAGTTGAAAGGATTGGGACTTTGCAGCAAGCACTATCAAGAGAAAAAGAGGCGGGAAAGGGGTGTGGATGTTTGGCATCCTAGGGGAACGTGCAAGCATGATGGATGTGTTCATCCTGCCCATGCTCTTGGTTTATGCAGCAACCACTATCAGATTTTAAAGAGGAACGGTGGAGCAAAAAGGAAAAGGTCAACTAACGGAAGCGGAACCACGTGCAGTTTTCATGGTTATAGGTTCATATCCGTAAAGGGAAGAGGACAGATAGCTGAGCATAGGTATGTTATGGAAACTTTCCTTGGAAGAGAATTGATTTCAGGAGAGAACGTACATCACAAAAATGGCATCAAGACAGATAACCGCATAGAGAACTTGGAGTTATGGTCAACAAGTCAGCCTTGGGGCCAGCGTGTAGAGGATAAATGCAATTGGGCAATCGAAATATTGAAGATTTATCGACCAGAGGTACTTAAATAATGGCACTCATAGTAAGCGGGCCGTACGCGAATATCACGGCAACGGGGAACGTGGCTGCGGGTCCGGTGAACGTGATCGGTATCCTGTGCGCCACCACCTCTTCGGGAACCCTGACGCTGTACGACAGCGCCACGACCGGAACCAGCGTGCCGATTACGGGTGCGATTACCCCTGCCGCTGGTTCCTACACGCCGATCCCTGCCAGCACGTCTAACGGGCTGTATATCGTGGTGGGTGGAACGATCAACGCAACCGTATTCTTCGGGCCAAAGTCGTGATTCTGGATCGGAGCAAGCCTTACATGATTGTTCGGGGCGACCCGAAGCTGGCCTATGAGCAGGATGGGAAACTATTTGACGAAGCGGGCAATCAGGTTGGTCCTGTGCTTTCCATTGTGGAACACGTTGACCAAAAGGTTACTCCGATCACTCATAGTGAGAAAATGAAAGCGGCTTGGGCAAGGCGTAAAAATGCCTCTTGACTACGTGCTGATGCTGGCGGACGTTGCCTCTGCAGAGGAAATGTGCGCCGCACTGCGTCAGTGCCCTGAAGGTAACGTTGTAGAGGTAGGGGTGTATCAGGGCGGAAGTGCAATGCGGCTGTACGAGGTGTGCGAGCAGCAAAACCGCAAACTTTATCTGTACGACACCTTCACCGGAATACCGTTTAAGAGCGGGTTTGACTCGCACAACGTAGGGGATTTTGCGGACACGGATGCCCGGAAAGTCTCCGCCCTGATGCCAAAAGCGCTGGTAATGCAGGGGGTATTCCCGTTTACCGTTGTGAAGATGGACCCAATAGCGTTTGCCCACATAGATGCTGATCAGTACAACAGCATAAAGATGGCGCTATATGTATTGGGGCCGATGATGGCAAAGGGTGGGTTGATGTGGTTCGATGATGTTGGCTGCCTGGAGGGGGCTACAAAGGCATTTAACGACTACCGCAACGAGTGGAAGAAGACGGCCTTCCAAGCCAAGTGCGGTAAGTATTACATGGAGTTCTGATGGTCTGGCGAGCAACTGATCCGCAGGGCAATGAGTCGGGCAAGATCAAGTGGGAGCTTGTCGAGTACACCCGTGGTCGTGTGTTGGACGTAGGATGTGGCAATCATAAACCTTTTGGGCATTTCATCGGTGCGGACAATAATACGGACGCTGCTCTCTTCGGCATATTATGTAAGCCTGACCTTACTCTTGATGCCGATAATCTTGACCTTATTGCTGACGCTAGCATGGATGCGGTTTATAGCAGCCACACTCTTGAGCATATGGTTGAGCCTAAAGCGGTACTCAAAGAGTGGTGGCGCTGCGTCAAGGTCGGCGGATACCTGATTCTTTACCTCCCGCACAAAGACTTTTATCCCAACATTGGGCAGCCGGGTGCGAATGTAGACCACAAGAACGACTTCCTTCCCGATGATGTGATCAAGTTGATGGACTTTGCCAGTTACGATCTGGTGAGGAATGAGGATCGAAATGAAGGCACGGAATACAGTTTTTTCCAGGTTTACCGGAAGCTTTCAGGAACCCGAAAGCACTACAGTTACAAAGACCCGAGCCCAGCAAAAACATGCGGCATCGTCCGATACGGCGCTTTCGGAGACCTACTCCAGATCTCAAGCATCGTTAGGGGACTCAAGGAGCAGGGATACCATATTACGCTCCATACTTCGCCGCCAGGGTCGCAAGTCCTAGAGCATGACCCAAACATTGACTGCATAAAACTGCAGGACAAGGACCAGGTGGTAAACCACGAACTGGGGCAGTTCTGGGACAACCTGAAGAAGAAGTACGACAAGTTCGTAAACCTCTCTGAATCCTGCGAGGGCTCTCTTTTAGCCCTTCCTGGGCGTACTCCACACGCTTGGTCACCCGCCGCACGGCATATGTTCTGTGACCTGAACTACATGGAAGTGCAGCACCGTATGGCAGGTGTCCCGCACAAGTTGCGCATCAAGTTCCACCCTACTGCTGCCGAGGCGGAGTGGGCGAAGAAGGAGCGCAAGCGGATGGGGAAGTTCACCATCATGTGGGCGCTTGCCGGTAGTGGTGTGCACAAGACATGGCCGCATGTAGATGCTGTTATTGCAAGGTTGATGATCGATTACCCCGATGTTGACGTTGTGCTTGTAGGGGATCACTTCTGCAAGCTATTGGAGGCTGGATGGGAGAACGAAAAGCGGGTACACCGGAGGAGCGCGGTGTGGAGTATCAGAGAAACCCTGACTATGCTGGATCACGTGGATATGGTGATCGGGCCGGAAACGGGCGTTCTCAATGGCGCTTCGTGTCTGCCTATCCCGAAAGTAGTTTTCTTAAGTCACTCCACAGTGAGGAACCTAACGAGGGATTGGGTCAACACAACCTCCCTATGGGCGAGGAACACGAATTGCAAGGGACGTGGGAAGAACGAAGCCCCGGCATGCCATCAACTCCACTATGGGTGGGACAACTGCGACCGGGTACCAGACGGTGAAGAGGGGGCGGGTACGGCGGTATGCCAGCGTGATATATCGCCTGCCGAGGTGCTGGAGGCTATTGACGCGGCATACGTGAAGACCAAGGAACTGGTGGCGGCATAATGGCTACAAGCGGATCGTACTCCTTCGTAGTAACAACGAACGACATCGTGCGGGAGGCGATGCTCAACATTGGAAAGCTGGGTGAGGCGGAGAACCCCAGCGCGCAGGAGTTCGCGGACGTTTCCCGCAAGTTGAATATGCTTGCAAAACAGTGGATGGC